GATGCTGTGACGGCTGCCGCCGACGTGGCAGTACAAGTAATTACCCCGCTGGTCGTGTTGACAGCTGAATACGTCACCACTTGAGTGGCAACCGTTCCGCTGGCGGCCGGAGGGCCGGTCAGCTTGAACGTGCCCGAGGCGCCGATCCGCCGCACGATCTCCGCCGCAGTGTTCACATCCGTCGTGATTGACGTCGCTCCACTCGCTGTGGCAGCGTTGGTCAGGCCCAGCACGCTATTGGCGTATTTGCCGGTGGACGTTACCCGGCCCATCAGCATCCCAGCCCATAAAAGCCAAGTGTAAGGCGCATTGAGCGGGTTGGCGGAGTTGGTGCCGTCAATCGTCACTGGCGGCGCCCAGAACTGCGCGAATTCGCGGCCGGAATAAAAAACCTCGCGCGGCTGTGAAATGAAATTCCCGACCACGCCGGGCTTGCCTTGAGGTGTGGAGAGCATGAGGATCCTTTCTTGAGTTCAAATTAAATGTGCAGGAACGGGTTTTCAGCCGGATACACTGGCCATTCGAGTCATGTACTGCCTCAGATGCTCGATGGGTGAGGAATCTTCTCCGGGAATCGTCCGCGCCAGCGCCTGTAGACCGGTGCGTTCGCCCGGCTCCATCGGCAGGTTATCAATCAAAATGTCGGCCACCAGCAGGGCCAAGGCGCGGTCCGCGCGGGGGTTGGTTGATCGGCTCAGCGATATTAAGTTGACCTTCCCATCCTGGCCTCTAACCAACGTTGCAATCAGCCGATCGCGTGCGGCCGGCGAAAGCCCACCGCGGGCGACCGCCGCATCGAACCTGGCCGTGGCCGACTCCACCATCGCCTCCTCGGCTTCCTCGCCCAGAACCGGCGGCAGTCGTGCGGAAAGTTCGGCTATTCGCTGTCGAGCCGCCGACAGTTCCGCCTTCAGATCATTGCCTTCTGCACCCTCGTCTTCATCCGCATCCGAGGCGGTCCGCAGATGCTGGATAATCCGGGTTATGCAATCACTAGGCGTCATATCCCCTCCGCCGGGGATCAGATCGCTTAGCGTCGTAAGCTGCTCGGGCGTGCAGGCCAGCCATAGCCCGTCATCTGTGGTCTGCGGCGTTTCGTCAGCCAGAAGCAGTGTGTCCCCCGGAGTCGCCAGCGATGCTTCGACAAACTCACCTTGGTTGGGCACGACCGGTACCGGTGTGAGCGCCAAATGCACGATGGCCTCACCCCATTGCCGGGCCTGACCGTCGGTAAAATCCGGATCGATCCCCACCGAAACCAGATTCCGCGCCGCCATCAGCGCCGCGTCGTCGCCGATAAACTGGCATAGGGCCAGCAGGCGATCGCCTTCCAGCTTGAACTCCTTGACATACCCGACCACGTCGCGGGCACGATCGGAATGATCGCAATTGATCGGGATCGCCACCCCCGCCGCCAGCATTCGCGCCCCTGTCTGAGCCCATCGGCTCAGACGCGCCCGATCTACGCTCAGGGAGAATTGACGCGCGGGGTGCACGTAGCTTCCGGCGTGGATGGTGTCCTTCCAGTAATACGTGGCCGGCTGTCCCGACACTTCCAGCGGGAGATCACTCGGTGGGGTGACCGGCGCGTCCGGGGCGCTAAGCCTGGCATGAAGATGATAAGGATGAATCGGTACGTTCATGTTTATTCACTGTTTGAAGGAATCCGTCTGAAGTCACTGCGCCATGCGTGGGACGCAAAGTTGATCCAGCAGCGCGTTGGCGTCGATACGCGACGTCACCTGCGCGTCACCCTTGGACAACAGCGTGGTCAGGACATCGCGCAGGCTAGCCAGGGAATCGGTTTCAATGGGCGCCGGCTCGACTGCGATGGCGCCACGCGCCTTTCTGCCGAAATTGAAAATCAGCAGATCGTCGACCACGTCGCGCGTGATCGCATCCGCCAGGTCCCGGTCGATCAGCTCCGAATCGAGGGTTCCTGAGCCGGTATGGGCCTGGGCATCGGCCCGACTCCCGTGGCGCGATTCCAGTCCGCTGCGTTCGGGGCGTAGCCACCCGCGGAAAATCAAGGCGTCGTAGTATTCCAGAATCAGTTTGATGCCCGGGGCATGGTCGGCGCCGCCAGCCTCGAACGATGAGAGCTGCCATGGGCTTTTGCCCGCCAACTCGTAAGCGGTCCGGAGGTCGGTGGTCGAAGCAAAACCGTTGGGGAACATCACGCTTCGTCCCGCCGACACCGCATCGAGCACTTGTTGACCCAGCCATTGATTGGGCCGCTCGGCCCCGGCGGAATCTCGGGTAGTGCCCTCTGGATAGTGAAGTTGCACGATTATCCCCGCAACCTTCTTCATGTATTGGGCAAGCCGCTGGCGAATCTCTTCGCTCTGTCCCCATGCTTGGCGAATATTCTCGTGGCGAGATCGCCCGTAAGGATTGCCCGCCTCACCGTCAAACGTGTAAAGAAAATATTTTTCCCCCCTTAAGACAACCGGGGGCTGCCCCGGCGGGCGGTTAAGTAACCCGCAGGTATTTCCGTGATCGTCCACCAGAATATCGGTGCAATCCCATAGCAGCGGTTTCAGCCGCCGCAGAATTCGCCGGCCGTTTTGGATTTCCCAAATCTTCTCGAACCCCGCCCATCCGAATTCCAGGGCCCGAAGCGCATCGCGAACGATCGCCTGCCGCAACGGATCCAGGATCGCTTTGACAAAGTCTACCCATTCATCGGGCACATCATCGCGGCGTTTTCTCCATCGCCAGGAGTTGGCCACGATCGGCGCGGCGATCATCCCGCGTACCAGTGCGTTGGTTGGATGCGCGGAAATCTGGCGATACGTCTGGTAAGTACCCGGCGCCGCCGGCAAAAAGCCCGCCAGGCCTGCCGCGCTGAAGCCGGGAAGCCCGGCCAGAGAATTCGGCGGCGCCTGTGCCGCGGTGACCTCCCCCGCCGCCAGCCCGCCGGCAGGCCGTGACAGACCCACGAGATCGGATCGCGGATCCAGCGTAATTGTTTGGAATTGATCCATGTCTTTATGGTGAAAACCCTATAGTTCCTTTGAGAACTAGCCGCTCCAGACGCACTCCATATTCAAACTCAACGAAGTAACGCAGCCATGCCAGGGCGTGCTGGGCTTGCAAATTTCCCGGCCAAAGCGCGGTACGCAGATCGTCAATCAACTGGCCGCAGCACGGATCGATCACCAGGTTCGATGAACCATCCGCCGATCGGAGTCTTGCCCGTAATGCGTTGATCGAATCCTTGACCGCCGGATTAGCGCGGGGAACCTTCATGGTCGGCAGCAGATTGCGCAAGCGGTTTCGCACGATGTACCAATCAGACAGACCGCTGGTGCTGTCGCGCGCCGAGCCGCTGGCGTCGCCATAAATGCACAGCCCGCGCAAATCCCACTCTCGTTTCGCGGCGCGATTCAGAAAGGCGTCACACGCCGCGTCGGTCGCCGTGTCGCGCAAAACCAGCTCATCGATCACCCGCACCTGGCCCTGATGGTGCTGTATGATCCCGCTGCACATCGGATCGATGTTGAAATCGAGCGACCAGCAGATCGGGAGGGCCGGATCATATGGCGTGGGTTTCACGTGCGCGGCGGCGTCAAAATCGGCAAACGCCCTGCCGCCGACAATCACGAACTTGCCCAGGAATTCCTGCTCGAAGATGCGGGGATCCAGGCGGCGGCGGGCCGATTCAACCTCCTCGCGCGGCAGGATGTCCGACGACGGCCACGAAAAGCACGCCCATTCCGGGTCCCGGCCACTCTTGGCCAACAGGACCATGTTTTCGTATTCCACTTGGCCCGGCGCATCCATGTCTGGCACGCCGATCAACCACGCCCAACCGCACCGATCGGCCAGTGCGGGACGTACGTGAGCGTTCCAAAGGCCGGGCCTGCAATTGGCCAGCTCGTCAATCACGCATCCGTCCCAGGGGCTGCCCTCGATACGTTGTGGCACGTCGAGCCCCTGTACCCAAAGTTGCGCACCCCAATGTGTGACAATGCGCAAATCGCTCTCGCTGACTGACCGCTTCCATTGTCGTGGCACCAGAGCTTTGAAATCTTCCCAGAAAATACGCTTCGCCTGGTCCCGTGTCGGAGCCGCGGCGAAGTAGCGCCCCGGGCGCCCGTGCGTGGTTCGGCGATACAGATGCTCGACCAGCCGCCGCTTGGCCAACTCGGTCTTCCCGCTGCGGCGCCCCGCCAGAACGACCTTGAAACGCGTGAGGTCATTCCAAAGCCGTAGCTGCGTTTCATGGGGACGCAGCTCAACCCACCTTGGGGTCCATCCGTGGTTGGGGCCATTCGTCGTCGCAAATGGGTCGGTCGATCTGTCCCAGCTCATGCTTTCCTAGAAAGATCAACATGCTGATATTTCCCTCGACTGCGGCGCCCGTCTGTCTTTTTCGCAGAGAAATTCGCCGTGTGGCGCGAGCCTGATTCAGGACCGCACCGAATTGCTGCCCAAGCGCCTGGGCCGTGCAGCCAAAGAAATCGGCAATCTCCCCATCTGTGGCACCGCTGAGCGCCAAACCTCGCACCTGCGGCGAATCGATTTGCTGAAGATCATCCATTCCCACTCGCGCTGTATCGCTTCCCGACGCCGAATTGCGCTGCGATGTCGCGCTGCGCTTTTCCGATGAATTCGAAACTCGCCGTCAATCGCCGCCAGCTCGATGTCTTATCCATGCACCCAAAGCGTCGTGCCGATCGTTTGCGACATCCACTCCCGACTGCGCGAGACGGCGCCCGGATCATTCGCCATAATTTCGAACGGACCCGATGCCGGATCATCGCGGGATGACTCGTAACGCTTGTGTACGGCCTGCCCGTGCCGGTGTAGAGCGACGCTACGAATTCACTCATCGCATTGCCGACGCCCAACCCCTGAAAATCCGGCATGCAAACGCAGCGATGCTCGCGCCAGCCCGGGCGGGTCGGGTGCGGAAAAGGCAGCGCTGCCACAAAGACCGCCGGACGATCTTCGATTAGCCCCGCAAAACATTGCGCTGATCGATGCAGTTCTGCGCTCAGATAATGATGACGCTGGAACAGTCTCCACGCTGACCTACCGCAGCGGATAATTCGCAGCGCGATGTCCGGACGCCGAAGCCGCCTCGCGTTCTCTGAGTTCGGCTCGACTGCGTTTCCCGCTGCTTGCTCTTGGTACCGGCAAAGCGATCCATCGGCCATGTCCAACACCCAGTCCGGCTCGAGCCAGGCCAGGACATCGTAATGACAGGTGACGGCGACGAATCGTTGCGTTCTTCGTCGGACGGCCTTTGCTATTGCTCCCGAACCGATCCGAGCGACCGTACGATCCACGACGCTGGTGAATTCATCCACCACGGCCAGATCCGGCATTTCCGCCAGCGTCCGCGCCACGTTTACACGGAACTGTTCACCGTTGCTGAGAAGCCCAAACGGCCGCAGCCACGCCGGCGGCGAACTGAACCCCACCGCGCTCAGCAGCCCCGTGATCTGACCGATGCCCATTTGGGATGGGAAACCGTCGAGTATGCTTTGCTGCGCGCTCCAGTCCCAATGATCGACCAGTCGATCGCCAAAACTCTGGCGGGCGACGGTTGTCTTGCCCGAGCCGCTGGGCCCGACGATAACGCCGATGACCCAGGGCTCGTCAAGGGAGGGGATCTCTACGTCGAAGGCCGACCGTGTTCCCGACAGAGGCGGTAGATCGAACATCCCCGTAACCTGCCGCACCCGGAAACTATCCGGCACTTCGCATTGGACTACAGCGTGAACAATCGGCACGTGAACCCTTCGCCGCGCAGACGCTCGAACAACTCCCGCTGCTGCGCCTCATCACGGCATTCAATGACGACCTCAAAAGCCTGGGAAATTGATTCGGCTTGATCGGGGTCCTTTTCCCGGCTCTGGCCCAGAAGCATCTTTAGCTCATCCGGCTCGAACCCCACCTCTCCCAGCGCGCCGCCGCCCACAAGCTGCGCCAAAATTTCCGTGTCCCATTCGGCCAATTCCGCGGTTCGGTTGTCGGCGATTGCATAAGCGGTCAGTTCCATTGCCGGCAGATCGGAGCGGACGATTTGAATATGCGTCCACCCCAACGCACGGGCCGCCGCCAGCGTGCCGTTCCCCGCCCGCACCGTCCCACGCGAATCAACGACAATCGGCTTCTGCTGCCCGAACCTGCGCAAGCTGGATTTGATCGCCTCAATGTTGCGCTGATCATGCCTTCGCGCATTCGCGGGGTCAGACGAGATCCCTTCCAACGAAACGGTTTCAATTTGCATCTTCAAGGGGGTTGACACCTCAATACCCCGTTGGCGCCGTCGCTGTCGGCCAGCGCCGGGCGGCGTTGAGCTTCTCAGCAGAACGGTAGCGAAGCATTTCGGCTTCGACCTCGGCCGCCAGGCGGGCAACATGGTCGCCCTGGGCGTCGTTGTCGCGCAGTCCTCGCGATTGATAGAGCCAGGCGCCGCTGATCACGGCCGCCCAGTGGGTCACGATAGCCGCGTCGCTCCCGATCGGTGACAGCGGTGTCACGTAATTCCCGTAACCAGCGAACGTGCTGATGATCTTGGCATCCGCCAAATCCAACGCCTGCTGAATCCGCGAAACATCGGCAAACGCCTGCGAATTGTCCAACTGCGACCAGACCCGAATATTCTGGATGCCGAATTGAGATTCGACATCGCTCTGCTGGGCGTATCGGCCGGCTGCGGCGCCGGAATCGATCGGTGTCGCGATAACTGGCATCGTTCAAGCCTCAAATGGTAAATGGAGGTGAAACATCCGGCCCGTCCGCGCCGATCTTGGTGAAAATCGCCACATACGTGCCGTGTGAAACGAAGGCAGGCGCCAACCAGCGGCCATCAGATCCGGTGACAGCCACCGCCTGCACGTTCGCGGGATTTGCAGGCCAATCGATAGCCAGATAAATCAGGATGTTGGCGCCGCTGACACCCTGACCGCTGCTATTTACATAGCGAAGGTTATCGGTGCCTCCCGTGTTTGTATTGATCGCAACCGGTCCCCCACCCGAACCCTCCACTGCCGCTGCGATCGCATCGAGATACGTCGTGTCTCTACTCAGCAATGTCGCCGGGTCTTCGCCCGTCGAGTACCCGCTCACCAGGACGTCGGCGCCGGTCGCAGCGATGGTGGATGTCCCGCCGCCCAGCACTTTGCCCTGGACGTCGCCCGTCACGCTTCCGGCAACGCTCCCCACCGATCCGGTCACATTCCCCCCCACGTTCCCAGTCACGCTAAGGACGGCGCCGCCAGCATAGGAACTCGTGCCGATGGTCTGGCCGCTGGTGATGACCAGCGTGGAGAAGTTGGCTGGGAATGCGGACGCCGGCGCCAGGTGGTTGCCCTGATAATCGTTTGATCGAATCACCGTTGTACCCGAGGCGATATTGCTCACGTTGGTCTGTGCCGTCGTCTGCGCGTCGAAGCTGAATCCAGCCGTTGAGGTGACCGCCTGCGTCTTGATGGTCTGTACATCTGCTGCCGCATTGCCGCTGCCGTTGATTGAAAGAATGCCAAAGTTGTTCGGGAACGTCACGCCCGCAATGCTCCCCACACTTCCAGTGACGCTCGCCACGGCGCCGCCGGCGTAGCTACTGACGGTGCCCGGGAACGTCGCCGCCAGGAATCCGGTCGGTTGCGTAAACGTCGGCATCGGCATCCCCGTGACATTCACGCCGTTCCACTGCAACGCGTTGGCAGGAAGGTTGGCCGTCTGTCCGCCGTTGTTGAAAGATTGCGCCGGCGCGATGCCGTTGGTTGGAATGCCCAGGCCGGGGACCGTGAAGAATTTGCTCGTGTTGTCCGGCGTCGTGTCCCAGGCGCGATTGACCGTCGCCACCTTCGTACTCGTGTTGTAGGCGATGATCGTTCGCCGCTGGCCCCCGCCGCCCGCCATGCCGCCGCCCGTGCCGCCGTACAAACAGATATCGTCGCCAACGTAGGCGTTGGTGTCGGACGATCCGCCCGAGTCCAGCGTGATCGTCGTGGATGTCCCGCCCTGCGCCGTATTCTCGCGGCCGCGAAACCAGTCCATGAGGAAAAGCGACTCGCCCACCGTATTGGCTGTTGGGGCGGACGAGAGCGCCGTGCCGAAGGCGATGGGCACCGCGCCCGTCCCGTCGGGATTGATCTGGCCAGAACCCGTGCCGATGGTGGGCAAACCGCCCGATAGGTTCGGCTTGGCCGCCGGCAGCGCCGCCATCGTCACCTCGGCCGTCCCGTTCCAGTAATCGACGGTCGCGCCGGGCAATTGCGTATCGGTTGTCGCTGGCGAGCCGCCAGCCTGGATAAACGCGGTGGCGATGTAGCTTTCGGCGGGACTGCCGGAGGGGATGTTGGCGACGTAGCACGAAACTCCATCCCAGGTCGCGCTGATCGCGTAAGCGGTCCAGTCGGCGGAGTTAAACGCTTCAAGCGAGGCGGTGCCAGACACCACCTTCAGAAACTCCTGGCTCACGTCGCCCTTGAGAATGACATAGACCGTCTGGCCCGAGGTTGTTTGCACTTCGATGGGCATGTTCTTTATCCGATGGCCCGCAAACACGGGTCCGCGATCATCACGTTGCCGGTGTCAACCGTCTCGTGAAACAAGAACTGAAATTTCATGTAGTTGAGGGCCGGGTATTGCGAAATTTCGATGATCGACTTCAGGAATGTCCAGCCCCACGAGCCGACAATCTGCACCCCGTCGAACGACTGCGGGTCGGTTGAGTCGACGGCAGTGTTCGGATTGAGCCCCGGGTGATACGTATTGCGGTCCATCAGCAGGTTGCCATTGATGTCGTACATGTAGATGTCGGTCGTGATGCCGAGCGGGCCTCCACCCGATTGAATGGCGGTGAGAGCGCCCTTGGTCCAGGCGGAGAATTCCAGTCGCCGCGCGGGAACAAACTGCGGATGCATCTGAAGCCGCGATCCCCAGGTGTTGTCGGCGCAGCAGTTGAGGGGATTGTAAAGATATTGATACCAGACCAGGTTCGGATCGTCGGGCGTCACGCAGGTCATCTGCATCACTTGGCGCGTCGAGCCATCCGGGCCGGTGGTGGTCATCAGGCCCATCGAATTTCCCGACAGCAGCGAGGATAGATTGCCCTGCGACCAACTCGAAGGCGTCGGGTTGCGGATCACATAAGCGCCCTGGTTGGTGATGTTGATGTTGAACGTGATGGCGCTGCCACCACTGGTCGTCGCCACGGTGAAGGTCGATGATGTGGGGACGGCGGCGACGTAGTAAATCTGCTTTGGAGTGATTCCCACCGGCGAGGCGTTTGTCGATCCGAGGAACCCAGAGAAGGCCACCGGGTTGCCGACGCTATACCCGTGCGCCGTCGCCGTGCCCGCCGCCGTCTGGGTTGTGAACACGCCGGTGGACGCCACGCCCGAGACACCGAACGCATTGTCCGAAGTGACGCCAATGTCGAAGCGGCTGAAGTCGGCATTGTGAAGCAGGTTCTCGCTCTGCCTCACCAGCTCCGTAACCGTGAAATCCAGGAAATACGCGCCGCAGAAAAAATAGCGGATGCCGCACGCGCCCCACTCCGGATTGTCCAATGTCCCGATATTCGACTGAGAGCCCGCTGGCGGACGCAGCCTTTGCTCCAACTGCCAATCCGGTTCCACCGTGTTGGTCGCCCAGTCCTTGGTATAAACCCTGTCCCCTTCCTTGCGGAACTTGAACATCCGATCTTGCGTTGTGGAGACCGGCGAAATCGCCAGGGCAACCCCGATGCGCGATCCGTAATTGGTCCCATCCTTGATCGCCCCGACCGTCATCGTCGGGTTGGCCGAGTTGTGGTATTGCGTCGCGGCCCAATTGTTGTTCGGGTCCGTCCAGTTGCCATAGATGCCTGGCCCGTAATCGGTCGTTGAGGTCGTGGCATCGTTGGCCGGCCGATAGGTGAGCTTGATTTCCCAATTCCGAAACTCGTTCTGGACCGTAAAAAGGGAGGCGTAGGTCGCCGTCCCGCCATCGGCCGCTCGAATCGCGTTGCGCCCCGAGGAGTTCGTGTAGACGAAGTTCGATTGGGTCGCGCCCGTGGCCGCGTCAATCCAATTGAAGTTCCGCCCATCCGCGTGCCGCTGCGACGTGCCGGCGGTCAGGTTGGTCGCGAAGGTGATCGCCGTGCCGCCGGGTTGGGTCGCGACGGTGAACGTGGTCGTGCTGGGAACCGAAACGATAAAGTACGGCAAGCCGGCGGTCAGGCCCGAACCGCCGGTGGTCAAGACGAAGGTCACCATATCGCCGACCGCATAGCTGTGCGCGGCCGAAGTGGTGAATACGCCGGTTGAGGCGACGCCGGTGGCCGACTTGGCGGCGTCGCCGGAGAAATTTGTCTGGATGGTGCGCCCGGGCAACCACCGATCGGCCGAAAGCCGGGCGATGTCCACCTGCGGCGAATATCCACTGCGCGGCGGCGACTGAACTTTCACGCCACCTACGGCGTTGGGACTGGCCTGCGAAGCTGCGATGATCGGTGGCATCCGTGCCTTCTTTTCCGCTAGTACCAAACGTGCAAATTCTCGCGCCGGCAATCGCCGGTGTCGGGGACCAGCCGCCCCCCTTGCCCGGTGTGGTTCTTGAACCTCACCGTCCGCACCACCGACCCGGCCGGGGCCATCCGCTGAGCCACCAGGCGATGCGCGAACACCGGTTTGCCGTTCAATCGCCGCACGGCATAGTTGACCACCCGCATCGTTCCATCCTTGCACGGCTTCCTTTGCGTGGCCGCGCCCCATTCCAGCGCCGCCAGGTCGGCGTCTTCCGGGCTGAACTGAACGGTCATCCTTGCCCTGGGCGTTCCGCGCATTCGCGATCCTTTTTCGAACGCCCACGGATGGCCATCCGTGGGCTTTCACTCACCACGCCGCCACTTGCATCGTCGCGACGTTGTTCGGCGCTGCCGGC